TGAAAGAGCATCGCAGAGCTTGTTGTTTGAATTCAATGACGAGTTTACTAGATCACAATTCAAAAATGTGGTTGAACCATTCTTGAGAGATATTCAGGGAAGAAGAGGTATTTACGACTTCAAAGTTGTTTGTGACGAAACAAATAATACTGGATCTGTTATTGATAGAAACGAGTTTGTTGGGGACATTTTCATTAAACCAGCAAGATCAATTAACTTTATCCAGCTAAACTTTGTTGCTGTACGCTCTGGTGTAGAGTTCAGCGAAGTCGTCGGATCAGTTTAAGGAGATAAGAAATGGCTTTCAATATTAATGAAATCAAATCTCAGCTGGTCTTCGGTGGGGCTCGTAATTCTCTATTTCAAGTACAGATTACAAACCCTGCTAATGGAACAGGAGATCTAAAAGTTCCATTCATGGTAAAAGCAGCTCAAATTCCTGCAGCAACACTTGGAGTTATCGAAGTACCATACTTTGGTAGAAAAGTAAGAATTGCAGGAGACAGAACTTTTGCTGAATGGACTGTCACAGTCATCAACGATGAAGACTTTCTCATCCGTAACGCTATGGAAGAGTGGTCTAATCAGATCAATGGCTTTGAAAACAACCTAAGACAGTTTGGTGCTGCGTCACCAACACTATATAAATCAACAGCTTCGGTACAACAGTTCTCTAAAACTGGTGTTGGCCTTAGAACATATCAATTTAATGGTATCTTCCCAATTGAAGTATCACCTATTGATATGGGATGGGAATCTACCGATGTAATTGAAGAATTCACCGTCACGTTTGCCTATGATTCATGGGAAGTTATTGGAGGAACTACAGGCAACGCGGGTGGAGCATAAAGTAAATTATTTGAAAGGCGAATATTATGGCTAAACTGTTTGGGTTTGAAATCAAACGACTTGCAGATTTAAAAGACGATGCACCAGCATCATTTGTTCCACCGACAGATGATGAGGGTGCTACCGTCGTTGCAGAAGGTGGCATGTTTGGTACCTATGTAGATTTAGAAGGTACTGCAAGAACAGAAGCAGAATTGGTGACAAAATATAGAGAGATGGCTCTCCAACCAGAAGTAGAAGAAGCTATTGGAGACATTGTTAACGAGTCTATTGTTGGCGCTGATGATGAAATTGTTTCTTTAGATCTAGATCGAATCGATGAGATGTCCGATAATCTCAAAGAAAGAATCCGAGAAGAATTTAAAGAGATCCTTTCATTACTAGAGTTTTCTCAAAGAGGATATGATATTTTCCGTCGGTGGTATGTTGACGGTCGTTTATACTTCCATGCTATTATTGACGAAAAAAATGTAAGAGCTGGTATCAAAGAACTTAGATATATTGATCCTCGTAAAATCAAAAAGATCAAAGAAGTAAAGAAAAAGAGAGTCGGTAAAGATTCTCAAGTATCTGTTACTACTGTTAAAAATGAATACTACATCTTTAACGAAAAAGGTTTCTTAGCTAAAGGATCCTACTCAGGCAGTTCTGGTACTTCTGCACCGGGCCAACGAGGATTAAAGATTGCAAAGGACAGTATTCTTCATTGCGTATCTGGTTTAATGGATCAAAACAATCAACTGGTTTTGTCATATTTGCATAAAGCAATTAAACCATTGAACCAATTAAGAACACTTGAAGATGCATCTGTAATTTATAGAATTTCAAGAGCACCGGAACGCCGTATCTTTTATATTGATGTTGGTAATCTTCCAAAGATGAAGGCCGAACAATATCTAAGAGATATGATGGTCAAACATAAAAACAGACTTGTGTATGATGCTAATTCTGGTGAAGTTAGAGATGATCGCAAGCATATGACAATGCTTGAAGACTTCTGGCTTCCTCGTAGAGAGGGTGGAAGAGGTACAGAGATTACTACTCTTCCTGGTGGTCAGAATCTAGGAGAGATGGATGATGTAGAATATTTCCAAAGGAAATTATACAAGTCTTTGAATGTTCCAGTTTCAAGATTAGATCCAGAAACAGGATTCTCTCTTGGTAGAGCATCTGAGATCAGTAGAGATGAATTAAAATTCTCCAAGTTTATTGACAGAATTAGAGCAAAGTTTGCAACACAATTGTTTAACTATGCATTGGAAAAACAACTTGTTCTAAAAAATATCATGTCTATTGAAGAGTTTGATGAAATTAAAAATCTTATCAACTATGATTTCCAAAAGGATAACCACTTCACTGAAATGAAGGATGCAGAAATCTATAGAGAAAGAATTCAAACACTAAGAGACATGGATGAATATGTTGGAAGATATTACTCACAAGAATGGGTTAGAAAAAATGTTCTATACCAATCTGATGAAGATGTTGAGGATATCAACAAACAAATTGAAGCTGAAGGTGGAGATGAAGATGTGCCTCAGGACGATGAGCGATAAATATATTATAAGGAGATATAATCATGGCTGAAGATGATACACAAACAGGAATTATGAATTTTGCGTTTAATGATCAACCACTCAAATTTAAGAGTGCTTTTAATGATGCAATGCAAGACAGACTTAAAGATGTTTTTTCTGATAAATATTCAGAGGTAGCAGATAAAGTTTTTAATCAACACAATGTCGTATTTGATGATACCTTAGGTTTAGAAATGTCTGATGATGATTCTGGTGAGGATGTTGATATTGAAATGGAACTCGATGATGTTGATGACACAGATTTAGAAGAACCAGAAGAACAAGAACTGGAGCAAGAAAATGAAGACGTTCAAACAACTAATAGCTGAGGTTGAAGAACCTAAAACAGCTGGCGAAAAGGGATTCAAAGACAAGCATATCATCCAGAAAACAGCTGATGTTGCTGGTAACGATGATGCTGTGTATAAAGGATCAAAGGTAAAAAAAGATAAATCTAAAAAGTCTGGCCACGAAGATGGTGAAGACAAAGAGGTTTATGAAGAAACCGAAGAAGACGAGGCGACCGAGGGTCGTCGTCCTAAGTCAGTGGACGGCGAAGAGGAAGGTGGGGAGCATATTGCTATGCAGTTACGCAAGTCAATCAGTATGCGCGGTCAAAAAGCAGTTAAGTTTAACGATGGTAAAGAAGTTAAAGTCTCTATGAGAGATGCCGATAAATTCTTTAGAAAATTTAATAAACTAAGAATGGCTAAAGACAAAATTAAAATGACACGAGATGCCGCAAAAAGCCATGATCACTTCCAAAAGATTATTGATGAGGATATAGAAAGACGTGCTGATGTAAAAATGGTTAAAGTCAGAACCCCTGATGGTAAAACTGTTATGAAAAAGCAACGTCCTGAAATTAAAATTGGTGAAGATGAAGTAAAAGAGTTATCTACAAAAACTCTTGGAAATTACATTAGCAAAGCATCTGATGCATCAAAGCATAGAGGACTTCCAACTCGTAAGGTTGACAATAGATATTCTGGTGTTTCAAAAGCATCAAAGAAGCTCGATCAAAGAGAGTCTGTTGATAAAGAAGAACTAGACGAAGCACCAAAGATGAAATATGCTCTTGTTGGAAAAGATATGAAAATCTATTCAATGGGCAGTGACGAGCGTGACCTTAGATTGGATCGCAGAAGTTTAGAAAAGCGTTTCAAAAATGTTGCACCATTAAAAATGGCAAGACTTAAAACTGCACAAAGTATTGGTGACAAAGTAGATAAGTCTCAACTCAAAGAAGAAGTTGAAATTGATGAAGGCATGATGAAAAACATTGCAATGGATCTTAAAGATTTAGATGCTGCAGCGTTCCAAAAAAAGTATAATATGTCAAAAGCTGATGCTGAAAGAAAGTATGGTAAGCCAGAAGGCGTTCAACTTGACGAAGTAAAAATACCTCCATACAAAGAAGTAATGAAGGTAATTGGTCACACAAAGAATGCTGTTGAAGGTAGAGCTGCACTAAAAAAGAAGTATGGTGTAACAGACAAGCAAGCAGATGAAATTATTACTAAGACAATGTTAGGTGAGAAGACTCTTACACCAGCTGAAAAGAAAAAGCGGGAAGAGGTTGCTCAAGCTATTCAACGTGATAATCCTGATATGCCAATGGATAAAAAGATGGCTATTGCTACAGCTACAGCAAAGAAAGTTGCTGAAGAGACATTGATAGAAGCAGATGCTATCGGTACTTTACAGAAAGCAGCCAAGAGTAGAAGTCCAATGAGGATTAAATTCGATTCTGGCACTTCTGAGAATATCGATAAACAGACAGCTGAGCAACTTCTCGATGTTCATAAAAAGCTAAATAGTAGTAACAAAAAAAGATTCGAACAAAATCTATTTAAATCATCACTTGATTTTATGAAGATGGTAGATTTTGCTGTTAAGAAGGCAGGCTAAGATGAAACTTATTACAGAAGTTAGCGAGCAGATTAACTATATTTCTGAAGCTAAAGATGATGGGAAGAAGGATTACTTTATTGAAGGTGTCTTTATGCAAGGCAATCTAATAAATCGTAATTGTCGTATGTATCCTGTTGAAATTTTAGAAAAAGAAGTTAAGCGTTACAATAAAGAATATATTCAAAAGAATCGTGCCTACGGAGAATTAGGTCACCCTGCAGGTCCAACAATTAATTTGGATCGCGTCTCTCATATGATTAAAGAACTAAAGAGAGATGGTGATAATTTTGTAGGTAGAGCAAAAATTATGGATACACCTATGGGTAACATTGTTCGTAATCTAATGGATGAAGGAGCAACATTGGGAGTATCTTCAAGAGGAATGGGATCACTTAAACCTGCTAAAGATGGTACACAGCAAGTACAGAGTGATTTCTATTTGGCTACAGCTGCTGATATTGTGGCCGATCCTTCAGCTCCGGACGCCTTTGTGAATGGTGTCATGGAAGGAGTCGAGTGGGTATGGGATAATGGTATCCTCAAGGCTCAAGAATTAGAAGCAATGAAAAACCATATTGAAGAATCAGTTTCAAAGAAGGATTTAGAAGCAGCAAAGCTAAGAATCTTTGAAAATTTCATCAGAAATCTTTAAAATACTAAATAATATAGAAATTATCTCTAAAGGAGTGTAAAATGTCTGATCAAGAACTAAACAACATCACCGATGAAGATGTTCAGTTGGACGAGTTCAAGGCAGATCATACTGATGTAGGTGGCAAGGGTGCGGAAGTAGCTGAGCCAGTATCAAAAGGTTCTGCTAAGCGTTCTGCTGACAAAGATCAAGGTGATAAAGCCCCCCAGAAAATTCCAGGTACGCGTCTGGGCATGATTAGTGCCATGATGAATACTATGGCTGGAATGAACAAAGGATCCCTTCAATCTATGTATGACAAGATGGTCGATAATTCTGCAAAGAATATGGCCTCTATCAAAGGCAAAGCAATGAAAGAAGACATTGATGAGCTATTTGATGGTCAAGAAGGTCTTTCTGAAGATTTCATGGATAGAGCATCAACATTGTTTGAAGCTGCTGTCGGTGCAAGACTTGAAGAAGAAAGAGTTCGCATTGAAGAAGAATACGCAGCGAAAGCTGAAGTAGATATGCAGGAAGCTAGAAATGAGCTAAATGCCAAGGCAGATGAGTATCTTTCATATGTTGCTGAAGAGTGGCTGAAAGAAAACGAGGTTGCTGTTGAGTCAGGTTTCCGTACTGAGATTGCTGAGTCCTTCATGGAAGGTCTTAAAAATCTGTTTACAGAGCATTACATCAATATCCCAGAAGAAAAAATTGATGTAGTTGATGATCTCAACAAAAAGACAGAAGATCTTGAAGCGAAGCTAGAAGAAGAAATGGTTAAGTCCATGGAATTATCTAAAGAGCTTGAAGAATCAAAAAGAAATCAAATTTTTACAAGTATGAGTGAAGATTTGACTGTTGCCCAGAGAGAGAAATTTACAGCTCTATCATCTGGCATTTCTTATGATAGCCTAGACGAGTTCAAGGAAAAACTAGGCGTTGTCTATGAGAACTATTTTACTGAAAAGAAAGTAGTTTCAGAAAGTAATTCTTATGACGAAGAAATTGAGACCGACAATGACGAACCTACGACTGTTGATCCAACAGTAGCTCGTTACTTGGACGCCATTTCAAGAACTACTAAAAAATAAATAATAGTGCAAGCATTTAACAAGGAGACTAAAATGCAAAGTCTAAATGAAACAATTCAAGGCAAGTGGCAGCCAGTTCTTGAGCATCCTGATCTTCCAGCTATCGGTGATTCTCATAAAAGAGCTGTAACTGCTCAACTTTTAGAAAACACAGAGAAAGCTCTTGCAGAGGCCCGTGGGTTCAATCCAGGTCATGGTCTTCTTGCTGAAGCTTCTCCATCAAACGCAATGGGCGCTTCTAGCTCAACTGCAGGTGACGGAAGCGTAGATACATACGATCCCGTTCTTATCTCTCTCGTACGTCGTGCAATGCCAAACTTGGTAGCATACGACATTTGTGGTGTTCAGCCAATGACTGGTCCAACAGGACTAATCTTTGCAATGCGCGCCCGTTATGCATCACAGACAGGTGATGAGGCTCTATTCAACGAAGCAAACACCAGCTTTGCAGTTGATAAAGCTACTGATCTCGATGCTGATACTCTTGGTGCAGGTCACGAAGGTACAGGTCCAGTTGTACAAACTGGTGAGCTTGGTACTGGTGGTTCAGCTAACGGTTACAACTTTGAGTCAGCTATGTCAACAGCTGAAGCTGAGCGTTTAGGTGACGGTGCTGCTAACCAATTCCCAGAAATGGCTTTCTCAATCGAGAAGGTTGCAGTGACAGCTAAGTCACGGGCTCTGAAAGCAGAATACACAATGGAACTTGCTCAGGATCTTAAAGCCATTCATGGTTTGGATGCTGAAACAGAGTTGTCAAACATTCTGTCATCAGAAATTCTGGCTGAAATCAACCGCGAAGTTGTACGTACAATTAACGTAACTGCTAAGCAGGGTGCTACATCAGACACAACAACTGCTGGTATCTTTGATCTTGATACAGACTCAAACGGTCGTTGGTCAGTTGAGAAGTTCAAAGGTCTTATGTTCCAGCTGGAGCGCGATGCGAACCAGATTGCAAAAGACACACGTAGAGGAAAAGGTAACATCATCCTTTGTTCATCAGACGTAGCATCTGCTCTGCAGATGGCTGGTGTATTGGATTATGCTCCTGCCCTCAACTCTAATAACCTGAACCCAGATGACACAGGCAACACATTTGCAGGTGTATTGAACGGTCGCTTTAGAGTATACGTAGATCCTTACACAACAGTAAACTACGCAACAGTAGGCTACAAAGGTACATCAGCATTTGATGCAGGTATGTACTACTGCCCATACGTTCCACTACAGATGGTACGTGCGGTAGGTGAGGACACATTCCAGCCGAAAATTGGATTCAAGACTCGTTACGGAATGCAGGCAAATCCATTCGCAGGCGGAACCAACGATGCAGTAGATGGCGTAGGTGGAATGAACCAGAACGCTTACTATCGTCGGATTATTGTTAACAACATCATGTAGTAACGATAAGAAACAAAAGCATAAATACTGGGGCAGCATTAGCTGCCCCTTTTTTTGTTGGAGAACTGTATGTCGATATTATCTAATCAACCGTCTAATAGAAATTTTCTGTCTCAATTAGGATTCAAGTTTCAAGTAAAGAAGTTGCCAACAACAAATTATTTTGTGCAGTCTGTTAATCTTCCATCTATAACGCTTGGTGAGTCGGCAGAAGATAATCCATTTGTTCGTATACCAATTCCTGGAGATCATCTTACATACTCAGATCTTATACTTAATTTCAGAGTTGATGAAGACTTTCAAAATTATCTAGAACTTCATAATTGGATAACAGGCCTTGGATTTCCTGAAGGTTTTACTCAATACAAAACATTAGACGATCAAAGTCTCCAGCAAGGATTAGGAGAAGGTATCTATTCTGATGCATCATTAATGATTTTAGATAGTGCTATGAATCCAAATATTGAAATTCTTTTCCAAGATCTATATTGTACTTCATTGTCTGATTTGGAATTCACATCTATATCATCTGATGTAGATTACATAGTATGCACAGCAACATTCAGATACAAAATTTATAAAATAAACCAGTTGTAATTTGTAGTAATACAAGGTATAATAT